TGGTAATATTGTTATACAGCCTGGTAGAAAAATTCCTCTTAATGTTGCAATACCAGAAATTGCAAATGCAATAAGTGGGACTTTTGGTTTAGAGGCTGTTAAAGGTGGAACTGTTTATACGAGACAAGGCGCACAATTTGAAACCGATGCAGGTATATTTAGAGAAATATTAGCTGGAGATACACAATATTTTTCAGGACCAGGTGGTAAACTTACTGCTGAAGAATTTTACGCAAAACACCCAGAAGCAAGAACAACAACATCAGCTGAAGGTTATAGATATATACCTGATTTAAAAACCTTTTCTAAATTTAATACAGATTTAGTTGCCATTGAAAAATCTATGTTTCAATTAGAAAATTATTATAAAGATGTAAAAGACGCAAATGTAGGTTTATCAAGATTAGGAGATCAATTATCTCAATGGTTTAAAACTTTAGCTGGACAACAAAATCTAACATCAGAAGAATTATACAGAGCATTAGCAGAAGGAAGATTGCAAGGATTGATTGGAGCAAACAGAATTGATACTGTTGGTGGCGGCGTTATGACTGAAAAAGATGCGTGGAGGGTTATAGCAAGACTGGGCGGAGATGTTGATTCTTTACAAAACCCAGCTGTTGTTGGACCTTTGCTTAAAGAAATGTATCAACTAAAAGTTTTTGATTATAACCAACAAATTAAAAATTATAACAATGCTGTAGAAACTGGTAGTTTCAAAGGATATGAAAAAAGAAACCCAATTTCAGATGATGAAATAAATAACATTTTTACAGTGCTTCCACCAGGAATACCTGTTGGCAGTAAAGAAGTCAATGTTAAAGGAACAACACTTTACCAATCTAATGGCAAATATTATGGAGTCTTACCAGACGGAACTGTTGACGAGGTTGATGTAGAATAAACATGGCAATAAAATTATCTGAACTACAGGCAATGCAAGAAACTGTAACAACTGCTCCACAGACCATGACTGCTAGGGAAGTTGCTGGACAAGCTGTAACCAATATACCTAGTAGCGCACTTCAATATGGTAAAGATATTTTTACAGCAGTTACAGACCCAATAGGCACAGCAAAATCTATAGGCGAGCTTGGTCTTGGTATTATTCAACTAGCCATACCAGGCGAACAAGCTAATGAGCAACAAGCTAAAGCTGTTGGTCAATATTTTGCTAATAGATATGGTGGTATGGAAAATCTTAAAAGAACCATAGCAACCGATCCTGTTGGTTTTTTAGGAGATGCTTCTGTTTTATTAACAGGTGGTGCTTCAATAGCAGGCAAGGTCGGTGGATTGAAAGAAGTTGCTGAAGCAGCAAAAAAAGCAGGACAAGTTATAGATCCATTAGCACTACCTACAAAAGCTGTTGGCAAAGGTTTGTCGTCTGGTTTAGGCCTTACTACTGGAGTTGGTAAAGATGCTATACAAGAAGCATACAGAGTCGGTGCGGCGGGTGGAAAACAGGCAAAAGAGTTTACCGAAACAATGCGACAAAAAAGTGCTTTAGAAGATATTGTTTCAGAAGCAAAAAAAGGCGTTTCAGAAATGGCTGGTAAAAGAAAAGCAGAATATCTTAGAAGCATGGAAGGTATAAAAGCTTCAAAAAAAGAAATAAACTTTACGCCAATTCTAAAAAAAGTTGATGACATAAGAAAATCTTTTGAGTTTGAAGGACAAACAACATTAGATGCAGGGGGTTTAAAAAAATTACAAGAAGTAGAAAACGCTGTTTTAGATTGGTCTGTTGATAAAAAATTCCACACAGTAGAAGGATTAGATGCCCTTAAAAAGAAAATAGATAATTTAATGCCAGAGGCTGATACGTTTGGAAAAACATCTGGGAAAGGTGCAAATGTTGTTACCAAGGCTAGAACTATTATAAACAATAAAATAAAAGAAGCATCGCCTAAATATGCAAAAACAATGAAAGCTTATGAGGAGGCTATCGGTTTAGAAAAAGAAATAAGAACTTCATTGAGTTTAGGAAATAAAGCATCGGCTGATGCGTCTTTAAGAAAATTATTATCTGTAATGAGAAATAATGCTAATACTAACTTTGGTGTAAGATTGGAAAATCTAAAAAAATTAGAAAAAGCTGGAGATATTAGTTTAACGCCATCATTGGCTGGTGCAAGCTTAAGTCAAATAACACCAAGAGGAATACAAGCAGCCATATCTCCTTATGGACTAGGTGGAGTAGGTGCAGGATTTGGATTTACAAGTCCGCAGTTTGCAGGACTATTAGCAGCATCATCTCCGAGATTAGTTGGCGAGACTGCATTTAAAGCAGGACAAGCACAAAGAATGTTACCGCCAAGCGCACTTACTAGACAGGCTGGTGTTTTAGAACAACAGATTGGTGGAGATGAAAATCTAAGTATGGCTGCATTGCAAAGAGCATTTAACATAGGCAGACAGCCACAATAACCCTATGCCACGCCAATCTGAAAGAGTTGGCCGATCTGGAGAATACTTAGTAGCCTCGCTACTTTCTTTATATGCCGATACTGTATTGGTAGTTCCACACAGCGCGGAGGCAGACATCATCTTTGATGTTGACCATACGCTATACAAGTGCCAGGTTAAAACACAATCAAAAATACAAACACATAGAGTGTCATGGCAGTTTGATTTTAGGCGTGGTGCGTTTACTAAAGATAGATACTACGAGGACAATGCTTTAGATGTTTATGCTTTGGTAGCTTTAGATCCACAGAAAGTTTTTTTTCACTTACCCAACGGCAAGAAACAGATGACTATTACAGACAAGAAGTTACAAGCGATGGACTCGCTGGAGAATACCAAAAATCTATTTAAAGAGCTTCGATGTCAACAGACACTTTAGGATTATCGTAATGCTTTACAGAGTTCATACCTAAAGATATTAGATACTCAACCACTTTAGCTGGTTCTTTCTGCTCACTTTTACAAAAGTCCTTAAACTTTTTAGCAAGATGCTTGTTTATATATACAGGTTTCCTACCATTTCTTTCTTTTAAGATACGATCATCAAACTCATATAGATTCATAGTTACCTCATTTATCTAGCGAGAACTCTACAGAATATCTACCAATGTCAGCACCCTTAGCATCAACACCATGTACCATCTGCAACTCTAAGTCTATAAAGTGTTTTGCTTTTAACAAGTCGGTTACTCTATCAGACTTCTCGCCTTTGCTTCTGGTTATATACTTTAAACAACTGCCTAGATTATAAGACAGTTTGTTTGCGTATATATAGTCTATAGGTTGTATCTTGGATTGCTTATAATGCGTTCCAGCTACTTGGTTGTTGGTAGCAAGCTTGTCTATAGCCTGATCCCATTCCTGTTCTGTTCCTATATTCGTGTGTGCATATATTGTTTTATTCATAAAAATTCTCCACTTTTTTTATTAGTATTACTTGTAAATTAGTAATATTGGTTTATTATAAACAAAAATATAAATAAAAGGGAAATTTATGGATATATTAGAAAAGAATTTTGACATATCAAACACCATAGAAGTTGACGAACTAGCAAAGCGTTGGGGAGTCAGCAAGAAAACAATTGATAATAGAAGATATAGAGGGCAAGGTCCTAGCTATTTTAAAATTGGTGGGAAGATACTTTATGATCTAAAAGATGTGCAAAAGATGGAAAACGATTCTTATATTTCTGTAGATGGCACACGCTAAACTAAGTCCTTCAGCAGCGAAGATATGGATGGCTTGTCCAGGTATGCCGCAACTCTTAGCTTCTATGCAAGTAGAATACAAGGTTGGAATACCAGCAGCGACAGGTACATTGATTCACGAAATGGTAGAGACACTACTTAAAGGAAGGCTAAACAACCTAACACTAGAAGAATACTATCTTGGTACAACACACCATGTAGAGGACTTTGATATCACAGTTGACCAAGAGATGATTGATTGTGCTAACACCTATGTAGATTACATAGACCAAAGAATGATGGACTTGGATGTAGCAAGACCATTAATAGAAGAAAAAGTTAATATGCCAGAAATACATATGGACCTATGGGGAACAGCAGATGCGATTCTCATTGGTAAAGATATGATTGAGATAATAGATCTTAAATCTGGTAAGTGGGCAGTAGAAGCAGACAACCCACAAATGCGTATCTATGCACTTGGTGCTTTATCCAGATACGGAGATGACTGCACAGTTCAGATGACCATAGTACAACCAAGAGGTTGGCACAAAGATGGTCCAATTAGATCATATTCCATATCAGCTATTAACTTAGTTGAATGGGCCTATGAAACTTTGAAGCCAGCTGCTGAAGCTTGCTTTGAGGAAATACCCACATACAACTATAGCAAAGACGGATGCCGTTGGTGTAATGCTAAAGCTGAATGTGATACTTATAAACTAAACCAAAAGGGAGAATAATATGGCAGATCAAGAGCCAATAACATTTAGCATCACAGAAGATGATGTTACTAAAGACTATAACCTAGATGACTTATCAGAAGAGGGTCAGACTGTTTATAGAAAACTAAACTTGTTACAAGCGCAGAAGAATGAACTTGTAGCAAACGCAAACTTCGAAGCAGAGAAGAATGACATCTTACAAGCGCATTACTTAAATGAGCTTAAAGGTCATCTGCCAGAAGATGAGCCAAAGATTGAGGTGCAATAATGTCGTTAGCTAATATTAGACAGAAGGCTAAACTAAAGCCACCTATCATAGTTCTCTATGGTCCTGGTGGTATTGGTAAGACATCTTTTGGTGCAACTATGAATAAACCAATCATAGTACAAGCAGAAGATGGTATAGGTAAGATTGAGTGTCCTCACTTTCCTGTAGCTAAAACTTATGTTGAACTACAAGATAA